TGCGAAATTTTGCGTGCTTTCAGTTAAGCCATTCAAAGAACTTAAACCGATTGCATAGGTAGTATGCACTTCACCTATCTTGCCATCTTCAGTGTAAAGAGTGACAGTCTTACCATTCGTGTTTTGAATATCGAATTCAATATGCACACGATCTGTTGCAGCTGTTGCTGTGGTCGGCACTGAAATAGTAAAGCTGTACAAATCAGGCACGTTGCCGTTTGTGATTTCTTCCATAATGGAAGTGGCAATTAGCGTGAACGTGCTGCCATTGTATGTGTAAAGCTTTGCAAGTATCTGCGCATGGTTAGCACCACCACCTGTTTCACTTAAATACACATCAATAGTCCATACACCTGCAGGTATGATTGTATGGTTAGGTGAGCCTACATCAGTAATGAAACGAGCAATAACGCCTGTAGTTGCACGTGTAAAGTTTGCTGCTGGTCCTGTGTTAGCAGCTGTGCCTAATTCATAGTAGGCATTACCGCCTATTGTACCCTGCGATACGTTACCATTAAAGTAGAAGATTTGACCACCACCACCACCTGTAGATGGAAAGGTTCGCAATGCTCCTGTACCATCTATATACTGATCATTTGTGCCATTAGCTGCAACTGCAAGTGTTCCTGATGTAGTTACAGGTGAACCGCTAACTGTAAACGCTGCATTGCTTGGCGCAGGCATGGTAAGCCCTACCGATGTGACTGTGCCACTACCAATAGAAGGCAGATTATCAAGATCATTGTAGTCATTCGAATATGCAACTGCACCAAGTTGTAGGTTTTGCCATTCGTTTGCAGCTGTATTGTAAATTAATGCGTCGTTATTTGCTACAGCACCAATCGACACATCTAATAAGTCATCTATTGCAAGACCACTAATTGCCAGCCATTGTGTGCCATCGTATTGAATTAAATCTTTCGCAGCGTTACCAGCTAACAAATCTTCCAACGTTGTCGGTATGGTTGGCAGATTTGACAAGTCATTGTAATCGCCTGTAGTGGCAACTGTTGCAAGTGTTGGCTTATTCAGTATTTGATAGTCACCTGTGGATGCATTCCAGTCAACTGGTGTTTGACGCAAACGATAACCTACCGCTTGTAATGTCCAATATGATGGGTTGCTAGGGTTAATACCATCATTGTTTGCAATGCATCTGTACACGCTACCGCTATACCATACTCTATCACCTACTTGATAAGGATTGCCCTGCGCTGTAGTGTGGTTAGCATTCCATTCGGTGCTAACATATTCACCACCACCACCCCCACCACCTGCTGCATCAATGGTTACACTTCCATCACCGTTATCGGTTATGGTTATGTTCGTGCCTTCTACTAAGTCCAGTATATTTTGAACTGCGTTATCTACGCCATTTGTGCGAAGTGTAATGCCATACCCGGTACCGCTACCACCACTTGATGCACCGCCTACTGTCCATACTGCAGGAATATCACACGCAGACCAATCCCAAGGCACTTCTAACTGAATAGTGAAAGCTACACCTGTTACTGTGTTCTTGTATTCTTCGATGAAAGGTTCAAACGTTGGATTGTTTACCAACTGCACATCGAAACCAAATAACTGCAATCCGTTACGCACTTCTGCTATCAAGTCCTGCCCTAAGCGCACGCAATCACTTATTACTTCACGCTGGTATTCTGCCTTGTATTCTTTATCACGTGGGATATCAGCAAACATGATCATAAAGCCAAACTGCATACCGCCCTGCACAGGTGTGATTGTGTCAGGTGTTACGTGCATGAATGGGTATTGATCATCTTGCAGCTGGTCAGCTAAATCGATTTGACCATGAGTGAATCGCTTAATCAAGAAATGCCCGGCAGCAAATGCTTCCAGGCGATTGATGAGAACGTTATAGCTGTAATTGTAGCTAGTCATTATCTATTGCGTTTTTTCATTTCCATTTTCTGCACATACACGTAATCGGCTAAATACGTTAAGTGCGTAAACACTTCATAACACCTGCGCTCAGTAACTGCATCGAACTTTGTGATATCTCTATCTGCCAAACTTTCGATGATATGAAACCAACCGTATACACCTAAGCCGTCTGGTGTTGCTGTTCCTGCATCTCCTTCACTATCTCCGTTATCTCCTTTGCCAAATAGACGAGGGAATCGTTGTATAGTTCCATTTCTAAAGTCGAAAAAAAAAGCAGCGTATTCAACACATGATCTAAGGTTAGTTCGCTTACTGCATCTTCATACTTGCGCTTATCTACATTCTTGTATGGCTCAATATCGTAATACTTGCCAAACTTTGCAACTATAGGTCGGTATAAAACACACATCATTTTGTGTGCAGCTTCAGCCATTATTTCGCCATCCTTGTAGATGTTGGTGCAATAAGTATCTAAGTCTACGTATTCACCGAATGACATGCTGCTCAAATCAGGGATAAAGCCCAATTCGTATGCACCCACTCGCACTGTGCGTTCAAATTCACCGCTACTTAATCTTACCGCAGCTTCAAACTGCTCAATGATTTCATCTATCACATGCACCTGAAGCAGTCTAATGCTCTCTGTGCTTTTGCCAGTGATCACACGCACACGCTCTACCTTATCGACTGCGTTTTGGTAGTCGATGTACTTGCCTAGCGTGATGCCTTTGGCGTTTGCTGCTATGCTGAAATTCAATTTCATGCTCTGTTGTATTGTAGTTTTTGCTTCCGTTTTGTTACAAGTCCGAATGCACCTGGATAATAACCTTATCACCACCTGCACCGGTTACTTCTTGTCTTTCTACATATCCACGCTTCTTACCTTTAGTCTTCAGTCGGAAAATGATTGCAGCTATTTCACCTTCTTCTATTGCTTCCATTAACTTAATTTCGGCACGATCTGTAGCTCGTTCATCTTCGATAAGTAAATCTTCAGTTAATTCAAACTCTTTGATATACTTATCTGCAGTGTGCCAATCGCATTTTAATCTACGGGCTATTTCGGATATGTAACCACCCGAACCTTGTATAGCCTTTTTAATCTCGGATTTTTGGAAATTGTAAGCCATTGTTTTAGAGTATTGATAGTTGTCTTTTACGCTTTTCAATAAACAAGTTATTGTAAAACATTGGTGATTTATATATCTTATTAATAAACTTTTCTGCTTCAGCGTGTGTTTCCTTTTGGTTGTACATAGTGCTTAAATACTGGAACAAAAATGGTATTTCATCAATAAGAAACTTTGCTATTGTTTGGCTGATTGTACCACCATACACTTTGAACTCTTTACATTTCAGATTTAGCTTGTATGTGTATTCAGGATCATACATGGTGTATTTTCTCTCTCTTTCCTTATATCGTCTTTTTGCTTTAGACACCATAGGCATTTGCCAACCACCACCACCAGCAACAAGATTCATAACGTGTTCAAGTTTTAAGAAGTCAGGATTGACATGCTGTGCTTCTGCTTCTAATACTTCTTTGCGTGTTGAATAGTGGCTTATAATTTCCTTAGTAAAATTTTCCCAACCATGCTTTTCAATCTTTTTACGTAGCAGTGTACCTGATCCTTTATATCCATCATTGAGATTGTCGGTGCTATGCACACCGATATACACGCTATTGTCAAGATTGCATGTTACTTTATATAGGTAGTTGTATTTCTTTTCCTTCATATGTTATTTATTTTCATACTGCGCAATGCATACCGCAATGCGCTGTTGTGCATCCGGGTATTCGCTTTGCGTTTTCGCATCACTCATGCAACGTGCGATGAATGCGTTCTTTTCTTCTTCGGGTGTGGGTGTTGGTAGTGGCATGTTATTATGGTTTATCTACTTTTCCTAATTGTCTGCGGAATTCTGTTATTAGATCACGTATACACGATGCGCATCCGCTTGGCTTCTCATGCTTCTTTGTAATCTTGCTGTACCAATAATAGAGCAAATTCAAATCTTCCTGTTCTATTTTGTTGGCTTTGCTCACTCGTTTAATGAATTCATCCAGCGCAGCTATTTCTTCTTCCTTCATGTCTTGGGCAAACCACTTTCGTGCTGGGCATGATGCAAAACGGAATTTAGTCTTTACATCCATAAAGCATCCGCACAGCCTTATCTTTTCTTTGTAGTAGGTTACATCATTTTCTTCAGGATTGACGTTGTTACCGACTATAGGTGTACCGCATGTACCAAATGTACCGTTGTAAAACTTACATTTTTTGCAGATATTCAATCTCTCTCGCTGAATTTGCGATGCTACGTTGAAGTTTAACATGTTCTCTTATTCGTTTTAATGCTCTATGTATTGATGTGCGCAGGTAGTTGTATGGTATACCTGTTTCAGCACTTAATTCTTTGTAGTCAAAATCGGGTTTTGAATATAGACGCAAAAGGATTGCATCAAATTCGTTTAAACGCCCGATTGCGTTGTATAGATATTCGCCATCTATAAATGCTCCTATCCATGTTTCATCCTGTTTGGTATCATCTACCTGCTTTTCTACGTGCAATTCGTAGTATTTGCGATACTTAATTGCGTAATCGCTACGTGCGCTGTGCCATGATAACCACAATGCCCTGTTTACATATGCTTCTACCTTTCCCCTGCACACTATATCTTCAATGTCTTCACGTGGTCTATCCATCAACCGGGCTAATACTTCATGTAGCAGATCACTTCCCTTCTGTTTATCGTGTGCAAGTCTAGTGGCTTTGTCCAGCCATGCGTTGTAATGTTTCCCTATGTGGCTACTTACGCAGTCGATTTGTTAAAATTTAAAAATAATCGTGTAAAAACTTGCACTACTAAAAAATTGGTGTACATTTGTACCCGTCAAAGATAAACAAAAACAAAGCAACATGAGCTATTTCACTTTTGAACACGACTGCAGCAATGCACCTATCACACTAACCATTGGCGTTTCTTATGAAGTGTCACATTCACGTGGCGATTACTGGACACCTGAAGAAACTGTTATCAGT